TTGTATAATAAAAAAAGGGAAATTATGGGCACAAGAAAAAGGGTCCAATCTAATTTCCATAAAAAATGCAGTGTGGAAAATTGTCGTGGATTTTTAAGCTCACAATGGAAATGCGGAATATGCGAAAATTGGACATGTCCGGATTGCCATGAAGTTAAAGGCAAAATACGTGATTGTGAACATGTTTGTGACGAAAATGCCAAGGCAACCGCGGCGCTATTAGCAAATGATACAAAACCTTGTCCAAATTGTGGTGTTAATATACACAAAATTGACGGGTGTGATCAGATGTGGTGTATTGAATGTCATAGTGCATTTTCATGGAGAACTGGACAAATTGAACGTAATATACACAATCCTCATTATTATGAATGGATGCGTCGTACAGGTGGTGTAATACCTCGTGATGCAAATGAAGTGCAATGTGGTCGTGAATTAAATCATAATTTAATTGCAACTATAAATCGTGCGTTTAATCATATTGTTACACAATGTAAGATTAGTTATAGTAAAGAAGAGGTGTGCAATGAAGAGTACTTGCGAGGTAAAATATTAAGAAAAAATTTAAGAACTTTATGTCAAACAAGTATAAGAATTGGACGCGCATTGATTCATTATCGTTTTAGTGAACTTCCAAGATACGAAGTAAATAACAATGAAGATGATGATTATTTACAATACAGAATACAATATTTACGTAATCAAATAGAAGAACAAGATTTCAAACAAATTTTACAAAGAAAAGATAAAATTAATAAGAAAAAACAAGATATTTCCAATGTATTTACAATGTTTATCAATACATCTACAGATGTAATATACAGGTTTATTGACTTCATTGAGCCACCATATTCATTGAAAATGATTCAAGAAGAGAATATTAAAGAAGCAGAAAAAATATTGAATGAGGTCAATGCTATTGTCAAATATGTGAATGAATGTTTACAAGACGTAGCCAAATCATACAATGTTAAGTCATTAGAAGTTAACTACTTTCCATTTGAATTATCAACAACTCTTCCTGATAATGAAGAAATAGAATAAATATAAACCATACCATACATATTTATACCGAATTATCTTCTTTTTTTTCTTTATCTAATAAATTAATATATTTCATACTTTCGTCATATTTAAGTCTATTATTCACCCAACAATGATAGAAAAAAATATCACGTGAGTGATTCATTTTATGTTGTGTTGTATGTGGATTAAAGAAACAAAAAAACGGGTAATTACTATAGTAATTTTCTGTGTATATCATCATTTTTTTAATAGAGTCTTTACCAACATAGTTACAAATTTGCAATACATTATTATCAATAACATCATTATTTCCTTTGTTTGTCAGAAACTTTGAATGTAATTGAAATGTTCTGTTATTGTTAGCACAGAAACTCTTGATATCATTGTTAACAACAATTAAGAATTCATCTGCATCAGTAAATGTTATATATTTGGCCTTTTTTTTCATTGCATGCAATCCTATAAATAATGACACTGATTGAACCGTATTCCAATTATGTGCACGTAATGCTCTATAAGGGAAGTCAATGACTAATACTTTATTACCATATTTATTTGTTACTTTACTCATATCTGGGTCATTATCTTGATCACCTTTATTATTTGGTGAACCATTTTTCGTATTATTAAATATGACAATCTTATCTACACCTAAATCTAAATGATAACGAATCCATTCATCTAATCTAAAGTTATACATCCTACACATTGTGCTAATAATATTAATATCAGTATTAAATCCTTCAAATGCATTTTCAAAAGGAAAATGTAAAACCACATTCTTGAATTCTTGTTTAGATGTCTTAATGTTGATTATATCTGAGTGTCCTTTTTCCATTTCAATAATAATTAAATTTTCACGATGTTGTAATTTAATATCAATGGTACTGCCATCTTCGTTAGTACATTTTAAAGTATTGATTATTTCTTTTGCTAGATTTACGTTATTTTTCAAAGAACCGAAACAAACTACAAATGATTTGTCATCATGTTTAAAACAGCTAGTGTTTATTATGTTCATATATAATATGTATTTATAATTATAAATTAATATGTACATAAATATTAAATTATGAATATTGAATTAAAAGATTGTCATTATGGTTTTAATAATGTACTTTTTTACAGCTCATTTGTTTTTATTACAAATATAATATTGGCACATTATATTCACGACCCTATCTATTTTCTATTGTTTAGTTTGCTTCTTGCAAGTAGTTTGATTGTTCATTATACACAAAACATCTTTGCATATTATTGTGATAAGGTTTTCATTTATTCGGTCGTTGCTTATGGATTTCTTGTTTTTTCAATGAAACTCTATAAAATCAACACTCATTATCAAATGCTACTAGCACTGATTGTTGTATTTTGCTTTGTCGTGTGTATTTATATTTATGATAATTATAGTCATATATCTTTAGTTCTCTTAAATAAAGAAGGTTATTTTTATCATGTATTAGTGCATTTAGCAGGTTCTATTGGACATAACTTAATTATGCTTTTGTAGATTCATAAAATATAAATATTAAAGTAAAATTTTGTGAATATATAATAGAAATAGATGCCTTCTATTACTGTGGACTCGCTATTGAGAAGTTATCCATACGATAAACTTAATCAAACGAAAAGATATAGGATATATTCCACTCTTTTAGACCGAATGTTTTACGAAATCACGTATTTCAATAAATATTTTCTATTGGGTGTAACACAAATAGAAGGTGACACGGAAATCACTATGAATCTTTTGCGACAAACAGAAAAAAAGGCATTTATATTATTTTATAATTCAAATATTCCAAACATTATAACAGATATGAATAAGGAATATAGATTACTTAGAAGAATGATTATATCAGTGAATTTTGATATTGATATGATACAAAAAGATGAAACATGTAATTGCTTCAATTTATTCTGTTTATAATGTCAAGAATATATATAAATTATAATGGAACAATCTCAGTTGTTGATGTACGTACAAACTACTATTCGTAATATTGCTCTTTATACTGCGACTAGTTTTGCAGCACTAGGTTATTCGCGTTATTATAGAGAAAAGAAACAGATATATAACATATTGCTTATTATTGTCAGTATTTTGTTTTCTATTGGTAGTTATTTGATTGCAGACTACTTGTTACAAGACATTTTCATGTTCAAAGACGAGACATATCAACAAATCAATAAATGGACAGTGATTCCTACGTATTCAAGAATCATGTCTATAGTCATTACTTTGTTGGCTTTGTATACGTTATTCAGACAGCTTATGAAGTTAAGAGCTTGAATGAAGTGATTGTAACTGTATAGTAAATATGAAAATGTATAAAATTATGTGCAAAAACATTTAAACATATCATTTGATTTATAAATAGTATGTTTCTGAGAACCCTTTACAGCATTAGTGTTATTACTGGTAGTGGATTCTGTGGTGGAGGTGCATTTTTGATATTTTATGACATATATAGGAGTCATGTAATGAAAAAACATAAGTTAGTTACATTGAATAGTATTACATATGCATTCAATATTGGATTTTATGTTGGTTCTGTATTAGGAGTATTGTATTTATTGAATGGTTCCGAACCTTCACTCTATAATTAAGAGTTTATTGTTTCACTTTATTGATTTTATTAAATCAATAATTTGTGTCTTTTTGGTGGGATTTATGTCAATTGTACACATATACTAGATTTATGAAGTAAGAATAGGTTCTCATATGTTGGATAGGATTCTGTTTTGTAGAAAATGAAGACGGCGACGCAGTCGCCTTAGAAAAATCCACAAATGGATTTTTGGATGTTCAAAGAGAACCTGAATATTTGTTGAGTGATTCTAAATTAGTAAATATTATAAATTTTTATTTATAATATGTATTATTAAAGATTGGCTAGTTTTTGTTTAAATTGTGCAGAATAATACTCTTTTCTACATTCGGTGTCTAAAACAGCTTGTCTATATGTTAGGTTTCGTTTTTTCATGCATGCTCTAACATGCTTTACCCATGGTGATTCTTCGGTGTTCTTAGTTTTCTTTTTTGCAGTAAGACGATTTCCTTTACGAGGCATTATATATTATGTATATATTATATTTACATTAAATATTTATTTTACATATGGCGATTTTTATGAATAGGATTCTGTTTTGTAGACAATGAAGACGGCGACGCAGTCGCCTTAGAAAAATCCACAAATGGATTTTTGGATGTTCAAGGAGAACCTGACCGATTATATACAAATCTATTCTTATAAACAGGAATATTTACATTGTCATTATTTGTAGGTTCTCATAGACTATTCAAGAATCCGTTTGTGGATTCTTCCGCGCCAACGAAGTTGGTGCTGCGCATGATTAACACATTGATTTGCATTCACGAAAATGAGAACTTATACAGAAATAATTCCGACACCATATTAGGAGTGTATACACATTATAAACTTCTAATAATTAACACGATAAATCACAGAATAAAAAGTGTGAAAAAACTTCGAAAAAAGCGTGAAAGATTTTTCGAATTTTGGACAATTTAAAAATGTCCATTTTGAAAATTCTCAGAAAACTTTTTTCGATGAAAAAAATTATAATTCTTGTTCTTAGCATAAAGGTCACAAAATGAAAAATCCTGAAATTTCTTCTTAGCATAAAATTTTTAATATTTTTGCGGAAAATGATTTAGGCGTTTTTCTCGTTATCCATTATAGGATAACGATGGATAACGAAAAACCGCCGAAAAACGCCGAGAGTTTTTATTGTGAAAACTGCAACTTTAAATGCAGCAAACAAAGTGACTATACTAGACATTTATTGACTGCAAAGCATCAAAGGATAACAATGGATAACGAAAAACCGCCGAAAAACGCCGTATTATATGAATGTGCTTGTGGAAAGAATTATAAATATTCTTCTGGACTAAGTAAGCACAGGAATAAGTGTAAATATGTATCTGAGGAACAAAACAAATCAACCAAATTGACAGAAATAAAGGAAGACATTGACTACAAGGATCTGTTGATGAAAGCGATGAATCAGATGCAAGAGCAGCAAGAAGAGCTTCGAAGAAAGGATGAGTTAATGGAAAGAATGATAGATAAAATTGGGACGACGAATAACACCATCAATAATACAAATAATAATAATTTCAATATTAACATGTTTTTGAATGAGCAATGCAAAGACGCGATCAATTTCACAGACTTCATTAATAGGATAGAGATATCCCATAATGATCTGGAGAACAACGCACAATTAGGATTTGTGGAAGGAATGACGAAGATATTTGTCGACCATTTAAACCAGCTCACATTATATGAACGTCCGATTCATTGTACGGACGCAAAGCGCGAGACACTGTATATAAAAGACGAGAATAAGTGGGAAAAAGAGAACTCAGAGGAAAAAATGTCGGGTGCAATCCAGAATATATCCCGTAAGAGTTTATCAGAGTTAATGGAGTGGAAGAAGTCCAATCCTGAATACGAGGATATGGATTCGGAGTTCTCCAAGATGTGTATAAATATTCAAACACATTCAGTAGGAACAGCAAACAAAGATAAGCTATATCCTAAGATAATAAATAATGTAGCGCGGAATAGTAAATTAAGCAAGTAATTACATGTAGGTTCTCATATTTAGGATAAGATTCTGTTTTGTATACAATGAAGACGGCGACTGCGTCGCCTTAGAAAAATCCACAAATGGATTTTTGGGCGTTCATGGAGAACCTGTCCGATTATATACAAATCTATTCTTATATACAGGAATATTCACATTATATTTATTTGTAGGTTCTCATAGTTCATTCAAGAATCCATTTGTGGATGCTTCTGCGCCAACGAAGTTGGTGCAGCGCGTGATTAACACATTGATTTGCATTCACGAAAATGAGAACTCAGATATAAATAATTCCGACACCATATTAGGAGTGTATATACATTATAAACTTCTAATAATTAACACGATAAATCCCAGAATAAAAAGTGTGAAAAAACTTCGAAAAAAGCGTGAAAGATTTTTCGAATTTTGGACAATTTAAAAATGTCCATTTTGAAAATTCTCAGAAAACTTTTTCCGATGAAAAAAAATATAATTCTTGTTCTTAGCATAAAGGTCACAAAATGAAAAAATCCGAATTTCCTTCTTAGCATAAAATTTTTGATTTTTTTTGTGGAAAACGGTTTAGATGTAATTTCTTGTTGTATTATATGATGGAAAATACAACAAAAAATACATCAAAATACATCAATAATTTTGTATGTGAAAAATGTGACTTTATATGCTCTAAAAAAGGAGATTATAATAGACATCTTAAAAGCAAAAAACATAATACAACAAATACAACAAAAATACAACAAAAAATACATCATTTATGTGATTGTGGAAAGAGCTACAATCATCGTGCCTCTCTTTATAATCACAAAAAGAAATGCGATTATGTACCTGTGAAGGAAACCGAGAAGATAGCACTGACAGAAATAAAGGAAGATATTGACTACAAGAATCTGTTGATGAAAGCGATGAATCAGATGCAAGAGCAGCAAGAAGAGCTTCGAAGAAAGGATGAGCTAATGGAAAGAATGATAGATAAGATTGGAACAACAAATAATACAAACAACACTGTCAATAATACGAATAATAACCATTTCAATATTAACATGTTTTTGAATGAGCAATGCAAAGACGCTATCAACTTCACAGACTTCATTA